CCAGCGGTTCGGGTAATGTTGCGAACCTCAAACGACTCCCGGCTGAACCCGTAGATGGCGTAAATGCTGTTCTGCTTGAATACCAGTAGCCGGTCGGCATCGGGGATAATGGCCGTTATGTGGTCGCCATCCTCACCGATATCAATGTCGATGTAATCGGTGGCTGTCCAGTTTTCTGCATCGTTTACTGCTGAGAACCTGACACGGTTCTTGTGGGTGGTGCCTGTCTCCAACGTGTAGGCGACCCACACGTACTCTGCCCATGCTGTCGTGTAGCGGGCGCACGGGAAATGCCCGGCGGTACCGTCCAAATCTGGAACGAGTGCCGTTCCGGTGGCCCCGTCCCATCTCAGGGCGGCAGCGGTGGTCACCCCACTAGCGTTGTAAAGCATCTGCCCGTTAACCATGTACGTGTAGTTGTTGAACGTCACATGACGGGGAGGCTGCGCCGTGTCGAACTCCACGATATCGACACCCACCTGAATAGGGCCGGTGAAGTTCCCGGTGGCGTCAGCGTTGTAAAAGATTTGCGACTGGGTTGTGGCCGGGTCCAACGCTGCGGCCAGAACCTGATTCGTGCCCGCCTCGTAATGCGTCATCAAACTGGTGATCTCATTGGTCAATGCCGTAGCATTCACCTTCGTTACAGCGTCCCGGCGCCGCACCCCGCCACGCGGATCGACCTCCACATTCAACAACGCTGGAGACTCATTGTGCGCGATATTGAACTGATCGGCACGCAGATTCAGGCCACCCCTGAAGTCGGACTTTTCATCGTACCGGTATGCGTCGGCACCCCCGGCTACCTTCGTGTCGGCCCGCAGCGCCATCTACCCCTCCCACGAATAACGCAACCTACCGGGCAGGTACGACTGCGACATCCACCGCGACGCCCTGATGCTGTTCAACATCAGTGGCTGCGGGGCCGGAGAATCCTCAAAGCGTGCCCGCAGATTATCCAACTCTTGGATGAACTGCGAATAGTATTGCTGCCCCATCGCAGCGTCTTCTTGCTGCTGATACGACCTGTACAGCACGTACAGTGTCAGCACGTTGTCGAACGGCACCGGCAAATCTGGGGTGTTCGCATCAGCAATCGCCGTACGGTACACAGCCGTGTTGCCGCCGAAATCCACTGGATTGCGGTAGCCGCGAATAGAAATCGTGTACACCTCGGAAGGTGTCGGGTACAAACGGATTGTCTGGTTGGTTACAGACGCCGACGCACTTGTGCCATTGTTCCACATTGACCAGTACCACGGTCTACCCGTAGAGTTGGAGTTTAGCGGGTACAAGATGTCACCGACATCGTAACCAATGTATTCCAGTACGTGGTTGTCGGTTTTCATTGCCGCAACTTCACGTATCCCGACGTTCATCGGAGCGACGGCACCCTCAAAGGTTACACCATCGTGGACGAAACTAATGTTTGTGCCCACCTCCGCCACTGTGTAATCCTTCTGCGATGCCACTGTGTCGAATGTCACAGCAACCTCATAGAACGGCCACCGCTTCTCCGAATACACGATAATGTCGTAACCCTCCCGGATGAACGTATTCATCGTGGAGTCACTAATATCGTTACTGGTTATATCAACCACGTTGCGAACGTGGTCACGCATTACGCTAAGTTGCATGAAACGGCCTTACGTCGTGTGAAAGACGCAGGAGTCTGTGTCACCAACCGGGCGCCCCTTGCAGGGGTTTCCGCTCTTGGTGGTAGCAACACAGATTGAAGAAGGCGCCACTACAGGAGGTTCATGGGTGGGGGTGGGGTTTACGCGATGTATACGCTTGCCCTGCCCAATGGGGGGGCTTGCAGGGTTAAGCGTCTTATAGTTTCCCGCAGGTTCACCTGCGGGGCGCTGACCCTGTTTGTATGCGTATGCGAAACCCCGTGCCATGATACCTCCCGTAGCAGCAGCCGACTAGCCGTTAGTGATCCCGTACAGGAGTCCCTGACGGGCACGGTTGCTGACAGTCAACTGACCGTAGCAAAGCAACTGTGAGAACACAGCGTCCTGATTCGTTGGACGCACGAACGGCGTCGGCTTGAACCAGACATCACTATGAGCCACCAATTGCAGGTACTTCGTGTTAAGGAAGTACATGTACTGGGCCGTACACGCATCATCAAACGTGATGGGTGCACCCTTGAACAGCAGGTTCTGGAACCCACCGTCAGCCATGTCGGTATCCGTGTAACGGATCTGGTCAACCAGCAATGCCTCGTAGGCTTCATACGCCTGCCTACGACAAATGATGATTGTCGGCTGGTCATTACCAACCGAAACGGTGTTGTACATGGAAGCCATCGAAGCCTGCGTAAGAACGCCGCCTTCGTCGGTCTGGGTCGGCTGCCAAAACGAGTTTCCTGCGTCAGCGGAGTCAATGCCGCCTATCGCCGTAGTAGAAACAACGTTGTTTAGGCCGTTCCAGTCGTTGCCGCCATTGCCTGTGCCGTCAGCGAAGAACATGGTGTTCATGTTCTCAATAACGGATTCCTGCGTCTGGAAAATCTTGCCTTCCAGCAGATCAATGATCTGTGCCTCACCGTTATTCTTCGCTTCCTCAATACCACTGATAGTAACTGTGGCCGCATACTGACCCCACGAATACTCAGCAGCCGAAATGCCTGTCTGAGCCGTGATGTCAATAGTATCCGTACCGGCATATGAGCCAGCAGTTGAGTTTGTCCCATAAATGATTGGGACTACAATAGTCGCACCACCCGAAATACGCCGAATCGTCTGACCGTTCGTCAACGCATAGAACAAAGGCCGTGCGCTGAAAATGTTGTCAGTTAGTTTCGGGATGTAGTTCTTGAGGGTAGTGGACAGTATCTGATCAAAATCGGCGTGACCCGCCATGATCTGTCACCTTCTCTCTGTTGTTTACGAGGACAGGGAACGCTTAGCGTCCATGAACGCCTCACGGATACTGGAAACCGCCTTCACCGGTTCGCTCGTAGAACCAGCCTGCTTGGAACCCGAAGGTTCCACCACGCTGGCGCCACGTTTCGCATCGGTGCGCTCCTGATCCTGTTCCAACTTGCTGACCTTGGCGGTTACCGTGTCATACCGCATATGTGCTAATGCGGCTTCCAGATTACCGATCTTGTGCGTCAGCGCGTGTTGATACAGGGCGGGAGCATCGAAGTCTCCGTGAGTACCCTTGAGTTGCTCTACCTGCTTCTCTACCTGTTGTCGTCTATGTAACCGGTCCTGCTGCTCAAGACGGGCCTCCAAGTTCGCTATCCGCTGTTCACTGGGGTCTGGTTCATCCCACGGATCCACTGGATCCGGCGATGCGCCAGTTGTCCTCTCAACACCGAATGCGTTACCCAAAGCCTCTAGTGTTCCCGCCGGATCTGCCTCCAACGAGTTCACAATCGCCTCTGCTTGCTGTAACCGACCACGTTCGGATGCCAACTCCTGCGTCTTACGTGTGTAATCCGACTGTCGCTGGTATCCATCCCGAAGTTCGTCAAGGCTGACCTGCTCTTCGACGCCATCCACCTTTATGGTGTAGCCGTCGCCAACAGGTTCCTCTGGAACCCCTACTGAAGAATCTGGGCTGTCCGCCTCAACGGTTCCGTCAACATCTTCATTCATTATTCTATTCTCTCCTTGGAGTCCTGATGGTTGCTCCTATGTATTAGGGACTGCTGTCCCACTTGCTTACGAGAACGGAAGGTCTACACCCATCTGTCCTTGCAGTTGCGCCAGCAACTCTGGTGGCACACCGCCCGTTGGGGAGAAAGCCCCATCCGGTTGCCCACCCATAGCCATCCCCGGCGGCATCTGGCCCGCGCCGGGACCTGCGCCCGGTGCTGCCCCGCCCGGTGGCGCCCCTTCGGGGCCAACCGGCTGCTGAGGTTGCTGCTGCATAATAAACTTGTCCGGGTCTTTGATTCCGAAACCGTTCATTAGAACATGCTTCGCCAACGCTGTCGGATCAATCACGGTACCAACCAGCGGGGCCATAGCGTTCAGCAACGACACGGCCTGCTGTTTGCGAATAGTGTCGTTCATCGGCTGCGTTGAACCCGCCTCAACAGTGAAATCGTACTCACCTACAATGTCATCCCGGGCGTACGGCACAAACAGGCTGCCAGCCTTATCGGAAACTTGAGCCATCTGCTCACCAGTCATAAACTGTTGCATCAACTGGATGACCCGGCGACCAATCTGGGCAATAGCCAACTCTACAGTCGCCAACTTGTCGGCAGCCCTCGCGTTACCTGCATCAGCAATAATGCTGGCTTCCGTCGCTGTGCGACGAATCTCCGGCATTTGACCACGCGCATACTCTGACACGCCAGACACCGTGTTGATGTCTCCCTCAACGATTTCTGACATGTTGTAGATTTCCGGCGACAACGGTGTCTGCGGCATTGGAACAACAGTTTCAGCCAACGGCTTGTTCTCATCCACCACCGGGACAAGACGACCATCCTGATCCGATTCCAAAGCCTCACGGCCTTCAGGACCAAACGACCGCTCATGGTACAGATACTTGCGGGCGTACCGTTTCCGGGCGTTCATCATCTGTGAACGGGTCTTGTCCAACTCTAACTGTAGAGACTCCAACGCTTCCAAATCACCCATCGGGTAGAAGTAGTCGGGGATGTCATAGTTGCGCATCATCACGAACGGTTGACCGTAGGCGTATGGCATAGCAATCGGGTCGATCAGGAACTGATCCCCGGACTGAGGTATCACACTCAAAGTGTTGTTCGTGATGTCATAGTATTCGTAGACAACGCATCGTTCCTCGGTGTCCAGATACTCTTCCTGCTGCTGCCGGACAGATACCGCATACATTGGGTACGACAGTGAATCTGCTGACAAGTTTCTGCGTGCTGCTGCCCTGTAACGACGGTCGTCTTGCGCTTCCTTCAACGGGCGAACAATCCGTTGAGCAATCCATTTGGCATCATCCATGCAGGTCGCTTCAGGATCAACAAAAATGTCGAACGGTGAGATGCGTTCCACAAACGGCTGGTCTTCAACCACCATCATTGCCGTCTGCGGAATATTGGCAGCCATCTCGTCATCCGTTGGCAGCCCCCCAGCCGCTATCGGATCCTCGGCAGCGAAAGCGTCGGCTTCCCCCAAAGCGTCTTCCAGCATTTCGTCACGCTCACCCTCACCCAGCGTGCGTTCCTGCTCCAAAAACTTCCAACCGACCTTCGTCCAACTGTGCCCGAAGATCAGAAAGTCTTTCACGGCACGCCGGAACGGCTTACGAAAGTCGTGATGCCGCCACAAGTGATTTACTACAGCCTCAACGAAGGCTGAGCGGTCCTGATTCTCCTGCGAGTTGGGTGTCACCACGATCTTGGGGTGATTCACCGACACAGACGGAGCGATGACGTTAATCGTGCTGAAAGCCAGATTAACGGTGATCATGTCCTCGCCGCGTGCCCCGCGCGGCCAATGCCTACCCCGGTACAGGTCAGTCATGCGCCGCCACAGGCTGTCGTAACCCATTTCGTCACGCCACCGTTGCGCCGCTTCAATCCGACGTTTGACGATCTCGAACTCGTCAGCCTTTTTCTTTCGGGCCATTAGAAATAAACCTTATCTGGCAGACGTTCGATGTTTCGACCGCTCGCTTTCGCTTCTGCCGCCGCTTTCTGGCCGCGTTCCTCCCGGCTCAGATGCTGTTCGTCGGGTGGCAACGTGGAGCGGTAACCCGCTCCAGTTGCGAACCTGATACCAGACAGTTTCTGATGCCGTTCCCACAACTCATCCAACTCGTCTACAGGCAGCGCCCCACGCAAGCCCACGACGTAATCGCAGAACTCGTCGTAGGACGCCCCCCGGGGGAGGATCGCCACAGTTAAGGACGCTTAGTGTGCGGTGCAGCGTTGTGGCCTCTCAGGTTTGGCTGGGGCTTCGACGGTTCAATCTTGCCCGTGACCCCATGCTGGTTGAGAGGAGTCTCACGTACCGTGACCTCGCCGTAGCCACCGATCTGGTTGGCGTACTTTGTGTCTTCAAAACGCTGACGTGGCGAGTTCGGCTGTGCAGGTTCCCAAATCGGGTTCGCTACTACAGAATCGCCGCGTTCCATCTTGTTGTTCTTCCCCGTGGCGCCGTCAATGGTACGGGTACCGTTGGTGTGCGAAACGAAGTTACCTGATGCTGGCATAAAACCTCCAAATAGTTCCTAAAGTTACAGTTCAGACTGTCCCACGTACGTTATTTGCGCCGATCACAAGCGGATCGACCGTATCGTCCGTTTTTCCGGCAAGCCGCGCCCACCAGTCTACAGTCCAGTAATCATCCACTTTCTGGACGAACTCCGGCATGAAAGCGTACTGACGCATCTGATTAGACAAAGCCAACGCCATAACACGGTCATCATGCGGTGAACCCGACATGGAACCACGCTCATTACGCGTATACGTCCTCAACTCGGCCAAAGTAAACCGGTCATGGATAATCAACTGGTCAGATCGCAACGCCATCCCCAAGTCATCTATCAGCAACGGTTTCGTTGTACGAGTCGTCTTCCAACCAAACTCCATAGACACCCGGGTACTGACCTGATTCAGACTACGCTTACGAAACAGGTTCGGATGCCCCAAATGCCGCAACTGAACAATCGTCGTCAACCCATGATTATTGGATTCCACACACGTCAACGCATCATTATACCACAATGACAGCCTAAACACCTCATTAGCCAACGTATCCGGTGGAATATGCCCATGCCAGATAGCGACCTGCTCCCCGGTGCGCACATCCAACACTTGGATACATGAATAATCGCCGTGGATCAGCCCCTCAGCAGTATCAACCCCGATACAGTACGGTTGATGGGCTTTCGGTTCACGCCAAACTGTGAGCATCTTTACGGAACTCCACTGTTCGAGGATACGGTTCCCACAAGTAACCCATTTGACCCGGCTCTATCATGCTGCTCATTGCCTCCAACACATCTAAGTCGAAAACCGGGTTACCAGACTTGATAAACGCTTCCTCAGGTGTCGTAGGGTACTCCTGAGCCAACTGCCACGCCAGCATCGAATCTTTCTTCGACTGATACCATGCTTCATCCCGGTCCCCTGTAGCAGACCACGGAAAAAACATTGGTGCAAACCGGTTCGTCCCCGTGGACGACCCCACCCATAGTTCGTGAAAGAAGTTTCCGCTTCCATTCGCCGTACTAAGACCAATAATTCGGCCTCCGACATCAGCCACTGGTTCAATGGACGCCCATGCTTCCTCAGGGTTCGGTAAGAACGCCCACTCATCAACAACAACTAGCGACGCAGACTCTCCACGCGCAGGATCCGATGCTGAAGGCATCGAAGTAATCTGTGACCCGTTACTGA